CATCTAATGTTCTACTTATGGAACTAGCTGAAAGTAGTAATGGACATATGGACTTTCAAGATTTTGATGGACTTCCAAATAATGCAGGAAGTGGTAAGAATGGAGATATTCTTTTTACCACTATAGGTCATAGCTCAGGAGATACTTATTCTATTGTTTTAGAAATGGTTAAAGTATATTCTGATTAATCGGAGATATTATGAAATATATTATTTCAGAAACAGGTGAATTTCCACCTCAATATAAAGTTCTTCAAGAAGGTCAAGATGGAATATGGAAACCAATTTTTGGTCCTGATCCTGATCTTGAAGATGCTCAACGAAAAGTTGCAGAATTACAACCTGTTAAAAAGGCTGTAAAAAAAGCAGCAGAGCCAAAAAAGGAAACACCTAAGAAAGCTCCAGCTAAAAGAGGTAGACCAAAAAAAACTGCTACTAAAAAGTAGCGTAACTCACTTTGTTTATAGTACCCTTATATAGGGTACTATAACTATTTAATTTAAAAGGTAACAATATGCCAAGAAAAAATGCAGGAATGTGGAGAAATAAAAATTCTTCTACTAGAAAAAAAGCTACACCTTACAGAAATACAGGCGTAACAGAAGTTGGGAAAGAAGCCAAAACCCAATCGTACAAAGAATATGTACAAAAAAAGTTTGGTGGTGGAATGACTAAAGGAATGTGGGCAGGTGGTCCAACATACCCTACTACTGGTGGTAGACCTCCTAGCACTCCTGGAGTTATTGGTAAAATCAAAAAGTGGCGTGATCGAAATCCAGACCCTGTATTACCAAGAGGTAAAAGAGGAAAAGGTCCTGGTGTTTAATAATGCCATTAAGTGTAGGTAGGTCTAGAAAATGTATAAGCAATAATATAAAAACGCTTAAAAAAGAAGGCAAACCACATAAACAGGCTATAGCTATTGCTTTGCAAAAAGCTGGTAAAAAATAAAGGTAATTGAATGGCAACAAGTGGTACAACAACATTTAATCTAGACATGAGTGAAATCATGGAAGAGGCTTATGATCTTTGTGGTTTAGAGCTTCGTTCAGGTTATAGCTATAGAAGTGCAAAAAGAGCACTTAATCTTGTATTTTTAGAATGGCAAAACAAAGGTCTTAACTTATGGACCATAGAACAAGGTTCAGCAACCCTTACTGCAGGTACAAGTAGTTATACAGTAGATTCAAGTGCATTAGATATTGTAGATGTTTTTATCAGAACTGATGCAGCAGATACTGATAAACAATTTGATCAAAGATTAAATCGTATATCTAGAACAGAATATGCACATCAAGCCAGTAAATTAACACAATCAAAGCCTACACAATTTTTTGTAGATAAAGATAATGATGCAGTAAAGATAGTTCTTTGGGCAACACCAGACTCTGCACAAACATATACCCTTGTTTATGATTATGTAAAACGCATAGAAGATGTTGGAACAGTAGGTACTAATAATGCAGATGTTCCTTCAAGATATCTTCCTTGTTTAACTTATGCTTTAGCATATAACTTAGCTTGTAAATCACCTGAAGCTCAACAAAGAGTTCCTATGATTAGACAGCGTTACATGGAGTTATGGGAAGAAGTAACTGAAGCCGATAGAGAAAAAGCTCCAGTTAAATTTGTTCCTGATGTTAGTTTTTATCAATAATGTTTGAAAAATTATTACAACTTTATTATAGAATTACTAAAGAAGAGTATGAAATAAGAGTTGTTGAATATGATAAAGAAGGCGACATGAGTAATACTTTTACTATTAGATTAAAAAAAATTATTAAAATTAATAATACTTATTTAAGAGGCGTAGATTTAGATGGTAATTCATACATTAAATCTTCTATTAATCCATTTAATTACACTATTAGGAAAATATACTAATGTATGCAAAAGGTAAAAAAGCTCTAGGAATATGTGATCGTTGTGGTTTTTCCTATAAGTTAAATAATTTAAGATACGAAATTATAGATAGCAAAAGAAGTGGTTTGCGTGTATGCAATGAATGTTTTGATGAAGATCAACCACAACTTAAACTGGGTGAAATAGACACCAGTGATAATCAAAGTCTTTATAATCCTAGAGTAGATACAGGAGAAAAGGAATCAACTTCATATTTTGCTTTTAATCCAATTGGTGGTGGAGTCACAGAGTTTGGCTCAAGCACAATGGGATTAAGTATTAAAGGCGAAATAGGCAAAATAACAGTGAGCACATCATGAGTTGGACATATACAACATTAAAATCAGCTATACAAGATTATACGCAAAATACAGAATCAACATTTGTTGCTGATTTAGCAACAATTATTACTCAAGCAGAACAAAGAATTATTAAGTCTGTTGAGTTACCAAATTTTAGAAAAAATGTTACTGGAACTTTAACTTCTGGCAATCAGTATTTATCATCTCCAAGTGATTATTTATATCCTTATTCTTTAGCTGTTTTAGATGGCGACAGTAATTATAGTTATCTTTTAAATACAGATGTTAGTTTTATAAGAGAGGCATACCCATTAACTTCTACTACAGGAACTCCAAAACATTACGCACAATTTGATGATGATACATTTATTATCGGTCCAACGCCTAGTTCAGGTTTTACAGTAGAACTACATTATTTTTATATACCTGAATCTATATCAGCTTCTGCTGATGGCACAAGTTGGCTAGGAACAAATGCACCAGAAGTATTACTTTATGCTTGTTTATGTGAAGCCTATACCTTTATGAAAGGTGAGCCAGATATAATGATAAATTATGAAAAAAGATTTCAAGAAGCCTTACAAAGACTTACATTAGAATCAGATGGATATAACAGAAAAGATGCTTACAGAGATGGACAACGAAAAATTAATGCCTAATGAGCCTATAAAAGAATTAGAAGGCAAAGATATTGCAATTGTAGCTATGGGTCAAAGTCAAATAGACTTTCATCTTTCCCAAGTACACAGTGTAGAATTTGATGAAGTTTGGGCAATAAATGCAATGATAGGCATATTACCTAATATAGATAGAGCATTTATTTTAGACCCAATGAGTAGATTTTTAGACACTGAAGATGCTGGAACAATGACAGCTATGATGCGAAAAACTTTGCCTCAATGTGATTTTCCAATTTATACCTGTGAACTAGATGAAAGAGTACCTTCTGTAAAAGAATATCCAATAGAATCAATAATTAAAGACTTAGATTGTGCTTACTTTAACAATACAATAGCTTATGCTATAGCTTTTGCTTTATGGAATAAAGTGAGTAATATCTCTATTTTTGGTGTAGATTTTACTTATAAAACCAATATGCATTTTGCAGAAGCTGGTAGGTCATGTGTAGAATTTTGGTTATCTAAATGTATTAATGCAGGAATAAAATTAGGCATAGCACCACGATCAACTTTATTAGATACTGATATAGGTTTAGAAGAAAAACTATATGGTTATCATAGATTGACTGATCCAAAGGTTGCATATCAAAATGGTGCTGGAATAAAAGTATGTAATTTATCTGATATTGAGTTACAACCAGAATCCAAACCAGTTGGTATAATTAACCGACATGATTTAAAACTAAATCCTGTAGAACCAGGTAAGTATTAAAATGTTTTCATTAGAATCAGAAGCAAAAATTGCTGATTTAGGTGTGAAAACAACGCAGAACAGAGGGCACACTATAGAAGAAATTGCTGAAATGGCAGTTAATAAAATAGTTTCTGTAGGTGATCAAGCTCCTGCACCCATAAGGGCACAAGCTCATGCATTTAAAGATGCGTGTAAGAAAATAATTATGTATTATATGCATGAAGCGGTAAAAAACCACATTTGTACAATATGTAATCAATTAGAACAACAAGGTCATAAAGACCTAGCAAATATAATAAGGAGACTATAATGGCAATATCACAAGCAATGTGTACGAGCTTTAAAAAAGAATTAATGGAAGCAAAACACAATTTCTTACTTTCAGGAGGGAATACCTTTAATTTAGCACTGTATACTAGCAGTGCCACTATGAGTGCTTCTACAACTGCATATTCAAGTTCACAAGAAGCTAGTGGTACTAATTACACTGCAAAAGGAGCTAGTTTAACAAGAATTGATCCGACAACATCTGGTACAACTGCGTTTACTGATTTTGCAGATTTAACTTTTGGAACAGCAACAATAACTGCTAGAGGATGTATGATTTTTAATGACTCTGCATCAGGTGATCCAGCAGTTGCTGTGTTTGATTTTGGTGGAGATAAAACATCTACAGCAGGAAGTTTTACTATAACTTTCCCAACAGCAGATGCATCTAACGCAATTATCAGAATAGCCTAGGAGTTTAAATGGCAACAGGATGGGGTCGAAGCACTTGGGGATCAGGTCCGTGGGGAGCTACGGCTGTTTCTGTAGCTTTAACAGGATTAGCAGGAACTTCAGCTTTAGGTT